AAAACTTTGAAAGATACAATGGTAACAAGGTTGTTACAGGTACTATTGAAAAATCTTTTGCACAACTTAAAGAAAGAGTTTTAGGAGAAAGCATAAGACACGAAGATAAGGTTACAAAAATAATACAAGGTAATGATTTCTTTGATTACTCTCAAGGTCAAAAAAAAATATTAGAAGCTACATTTTATAATGCTTTTGATGCTAACTTAAATAAAGCAGCTAGTAAAGAAAAAGCATTTGAAGCAGGTTCAGAGTATGATCAAAGAATTGATGATTATTTATCTTCTAATCCTGATGCTACATTTGCAGAACAACAAGAATATTCAAGAGAATTAAGAATGAATATAATAGATAAATATCAAGATGTTGATATTGCTAAAGTTACTGCTTTCAATCTTACATCAAATAAATTTAATATTGTAAGAGAAACAGATGCTATTAATGAATTAAAAAAACAATATGAAACTGATCCTTCTAAACCTAATACTTTAAAAACTTTGGCAAAACTTAATGGGTTTGTTGATGAAAAAGGTGATCCTGATGTTGGAGCATTACTCAATGCTTATAGAATTATTTTACAAGACAGAGAGAAAAATTAATTATGGCGGACACACCATTAGATCAAGAAACATTAGATTTCTTTAAACAATATGAAGAAAGTGCAAAAAAAATAGAACCTGTCAATTCAGGTTTGATTACTAATCCTGATGAAGAAGATTTTAATTTTTGGGAAAAAACTGGTCGTTTAAGTTTATCCGCAGCTCAAGGTGTAGTTAATGCTGTTGAAGAAACAGGTGATTTTATAGATGAAAATATTGTAACTCTTGGTGGATTAGAATTTGGTGATGAGGATGGTAAAGCAACATTTAAAGATTTAATACCTAGATATGTTTCACCTACTAAATGGAAAGCAGAAGAGTATTCTAAAAAAAGACAACTACCTATATTTCATCAACCTGAAGGACTAGCAGAAAATATGACAGAAGGAGCTACTCGTTTTGTAACTGGTTTTATAGGACCTAATAAATTTTTTAAAGCTGTAGGTTTGTCAGGTGGATTACTTAAAACAGGTTTAAGAGGATTAGCAGCAGGAGGTGTTTCTGATCTTACTGTGTTTGATCCTAATGAAGGTAGATTATCAGATATGTTGGTTCAATTTGATTCACCAGTATTAAATAATGCAGTTACTCAATATTTAGCTACAGATGAAGATGATACTGAAATGGAAGGTAGAGTAAAAAATGTACTTGAGGGTATGCTTATTGGTGGACCATTTGAAATACTATTTGGTCTTAAAGCATTTAAAAAAGCAAAAGCAACAAAAAATTTAGCAGAGAAAGAAAAAATTTATAAAGAAACTGGTGATGCTATTAATGATTTAAGAAAACCTAAAATTAAAAAAGTATCAGAAACAATAGATGTTTCAAAAGATGAAAAAATATTAAAAGACATAGATAATTTTACAATAACTTCTAAAAAAAATTATTTTGCAGTAGCTTCAAAAACAAAACAATCAGTAAAAGAATTTAGTGGTATTCCTGCAAGTCAAAAAGAAAAATATATTATTCAAACAGAATATTCAAAACGATTAAATGCTATGACAGTAAGTGATGTAAATATTCTTAAAGAATTTAGAAATTTAGGTGCAGGAAAAGCTCTTTATAAAATTGCTATCAAAAATGCTTTTGATAAAGGTTTAGATTTTGCATCAGACAATTCAATATCACAATCAGCTTTAAGAGTTTATAAAAGTTTAGAAAAAGAAGGTTTTGATGTTGTTTATAATAAAAATGTTAAAACTGTAAAAAATGAAGGTTTAGATGTAGATAGAGGAAAACAAATTATAACTATAGATAATACAGATCCAATGCCTGTTGTTTTAATTAAAAGAAAAACAAAAGATATTAAAATAAAATCAAAAAAAGTATACAAAAAAATAGCTGAAAATAATCCTGCTATTAACATGAAAGAATATTTAAAAAAATTAAATATTGGTCAGAAAGAAGCTAAAAAAGAAACAGAATCTTTTATTAAAAAAATATTAAACACCAAATCACTTAAAAATTCTGCTCAAGTTTTAAAAACTATAGATGATGTTGCAGAAAGATTTGATGAAACTACTAAAGATTTTTTACAAAATGATGTTTTAAAAAACTCTGAAGCTGAAGAGTTAGCAACATTAATGTCAAGAGATAAGGGAGAAATTTTAAAAGCATTACCTAAAGAAGGTGAAAGAGCTAAAACAGCAACTGTAAGAATGATTGCATCAAAACAAATATTACAAGAATTAGCTTTTCAATTAAAACAAACATCTGAACAATATGTAAAACAATTTGGTAAAGAAACAAAAAACTGGACTAAACAAGCTAAAGAAGATGTTGCTCTACAAGCTCAAGTCGTAAGAGATACTGTTGTTGGTTTAAAAAATCAAATTAGAGGTGCTGCAAGAGTTACTCAAGCTGGTAATATTAAAGTTGTTAGATCAGAAGGTAAGATTTTAAATGTAGAAGAATTAGTTAATATTATAAAAAACTTTGAAGGCGACTCTGCTACTATGGCTAAATTAATAAAAGATGCTCCTTTAGAAGAAGTTGTAGATAAAGTTTCAAAAAGTAAATATCAAAGAATACAAGAAGCATTTAACTCTGCTTATATCAATTCATTATTATCAGGTATATTTACACAAGCGATCAACGTAAAGTCAGGTGTATATGAAGCATTAATAAGACCTTTAGAACAAATAGCTGGTGGTTTTTTAAGAGCTGATTCAAAAGCTAGACAATTAGGTTATGCACAATACAGAGGTTTAATGATGCACTTTGGTGAAGTAGTTGAAATGACAAGACTTGCTTTAAAACAAGGTGATGCAATTCTTGATCCTCTTTCAAGAACTCAAGATAACTTGGAAATTGTAGGTGGTAAAGCAATAAGACCTATTAGTGGTGCAAACCTTGGTGTTGAAGGTGCAGCAGGAACAGCTATTGATTGGGTTGGTAAAGTTATAGAATTACCATCAAGACTATTGATGACAGGTGATGAATTTTTAAAACAATCAAACTATAGAGCTAGACTTTATGCAAATGCTGTGGACAATACCATGACAAGAGGACTAGACATTCAATCAAAAGCAGGAAGAGAAAATATAGATAGAATTTTTAAAGAAGGTTTTACTAAAAATGGTGCTGCAAATATAAAAGAAAGTTCAATAAATCAAAATGCTCTTCAGTATGCAAGAGAAGCAACTTATACAAATGATTTGATGGGTGGTAGTTATTTAAACATTGGTTCACACATACAAACCTTTTTAAATGCTGCACCTATATTTAGATTTTTAGCTCCTTTTATAAGAACACCTACAAACTTATGGAGACATATGTCAAATCGTATACCTGGATTAGGTGCGTTTACAAAACAAAATAGAATGATGTGGAATAGTGGTGATAGAAGAGCAAGAGCAGAAGTTTTAGGTAGACAACTATTAGGAACATCTGTTGTTATGTATGGTCTGCATTTAGCTACAGAAGATGTAGAAGATAAGAATGGTAAAAGATACCCTAAAATAACTGGTAATGGACCATCTAATTTTCAAGTTAAAAAAACTTGGTTATCTTTAGGATGGCAACCTTATTCTATTGCACAAGTTAAAGATGATGGCACAGTAACATACAAACAATACAATAGAATGGACCCTCGTTTTATGGTGTTAGGTTTTGTTGCAGATATAAAAGAAAATATAGCTAACATAAACGATCAAGAAAAAGAAGAAATGCTTACAGCAGGTATTATGACAATTATGAGAAACGCATCTAACAAAACTTATTTAAGAGGTATTACAGATGCTATGTCTCTTATTGGTAGTCCTACAGAGAAAAAATTTGAACAATTCTTTGGTGGAGTTGTTGGTAATTTAATACCTTATGCTTCATTAAGAAATCAAGGTATTCCTGGTATTTTAGAACCTGAAACAGATGCTTTTGAAACAAGAAGTTTTTTAGATAAAATATTAGAAAGATCAGGTTTAGGTGAAAAGTATTTAGAACCTAGAAGAGATATTATTACAGGAGAACCTATAGAAAAAACACCAAGTAGTTTATATTTTAATCCTGAAGGAGTTGTATCATTTTCATCTTTTGTTCAAGGACCATCACTTGTTGGTAGACAGATAGATGTAAAAGATAATCCAGTAGCTTATGAAATTGCTAGATTAAGAATAGCATTAACACCACCACAGAAGATAAAAAGTAGAACAGTTGATCTTACAGAATTTAAAAAAGACAATCAATCAGCTTATGATTATCTTATGGAAAATACAGGAAAAGTAAAAATTAATGGTAGAACTTTTCAAGAAGAAGTAATAAATCAAATGGACTCTACTTTTTATAAAAATAGACAAGAAGGTGATGTTAATTTTGATGGCGGAAAAGAGATGGTTATTAAAAAAGTTTTCAAAGCATACAAAGATGCAGCTTATGCTCAAATGATTAAGAACTATCCTGAAGTTAAGGATGCAATAATTAAAGCTCAAAAACAAAAATATGAGCTTTTAGGTAAAAGTAAAGAAGGAGAATCAGACCAAATAAATGTTTTATTACCTCAATAATGTGGTATTGAGTAATGAAAGTATTTAATATATAGAGAAATTAATATGACAGTATCTTCAACTACAGTAAAGAACTCCTACTCAGGTAATTCAAGCACAACAGTATTTGCTTATACCTTCAAGATTTTTGCAGACACAGATTTAGAATTAATCATCAGATCCTCTACAGGAACTGAAACAACCAAAACTCTAACCACGCACTACACAGTATCTGGTGCTGGAGATGCGTCAGGTGGTAATGTTACATTTACATCTGGGAATACTCCTGCAA